TGTATTTAGGTAAAACTATAAATAATAGAAATATTAAAAGATGGCGATTGTCTGATGAACGAGAAAATGTTTTATACAAAGCTTCTCACATCAATCACCCATCTGCAATATGGGTTCGTGAGTCTGTTGAAAACTATTTACAAATGTATAAACTCTACAAAGCAACACTAGCAGAGTATACAACTCGTTATGGTAAAGTGCATGGTTCAACTAAACCATCAGAGCTACTTAAAAATCCACCATTGAATATTCCTTTAAAGAAAGGAACACCAATGCCTCAATGTATGCCTGATAATTGTAAGGTGGTAGGGAATCCAATTCTTGCTTATAGAAATTACTACATAACAGAAAAAAAAGGTTTTGCAACTTGGAAAAAGAGGGAGATACCAGAATGGTACAGGACGACTTAGTATCTTTAAGAATGGATATGCAAGCACTAACAAAATCTTATTATACAGCACTTGAGAGAATAGCAGAATTGATTGACGAAAATAATAATTTAAAGGAAAAACTTAATAATGCCGACATACACACTTCTTAATACTGAAACTGATGAGATGTCTGAAACATTTTGTTCTTGGTCTGAATTAGAGTCTTTTTTAGAAGAACACCCTACATTTAAATCCATAGTTTTAACAGCTCCAGCACTTGTTAGTGGTGTTGCAGGAAGAAGTTTTAAGACTGATGATGGATTCAAAGAAAACATGGCAAGAATATCTGAGGCACATCCCAATTCACCATTAGCTGACCAATTTGGTACAAATAAAGATATAAAAACATCTAAAACTAATGCTGTTCTTAAAAAACACAAAATAAAAAGTATTGGAAAGTCACACGATTTAAATGATATTTCTAAAGAATATAAGAGCGGGGATCTTGTAAAGTAACTAAATACTTTTGTATGAACAACAAGATAACTTAATTTCAGTTTTCATACACCTTGTGTGGTATGTTGTGCGAAATAATATTGACCATAACATACCACACTCTATTTCTAAAAGGATTGATAATGGTAAATAAAAAAGATATAACTTACAATCAACTAACTACAATTAAACCTGTAACTGACAGTCAAAAAAATGTATTTGAGTCTTGGAAAAAAGATAAGAATCAATTTCTATTTGGTTGTGCTGGAACAGGAAAAACTTTCATTTCATTATACCTTGCATTGAAACAAGTATTAAATCCTGAAACACCATTCGATAGAGTTATCGTGGTGCGTTCACTTATTCCTACAAGAGAGATTGGTTTCTTGCCGGGCGATGAAGAAGATAAAGCTGCACTCTATCAAGTACCATATTCTAACATGATGCAATTTATGTTTGAACAACCAAACGAACAAGCATTTAGTATGTTGTATGAACGCTTGAAATCACAGGGAAGTTTTTTCTTTTTATCAACATCATTTCTTAGAGGCCTGACCTTTGACAATAGTATCATTATTGTTGATGAATGTCAGAATCTAAACTTCCACGAATTGGACACCATCATTACCAGAGTAGGTCAAAATTCTAAGATTTTCTTCTGTGGAGATTTTGGACAATCTGACTTGACTAAACTTAATGAAAAAAATGGACTTATGGATTTCCTACAGATTTTACAAAACATGGATGAGTTCGATTGTACAGAATTTAATATTGGAGATATTGTTCGCTCAGGATTTGTTCGTAACTATCTTATTCAAAAGACCAAACTAGGAATGGGTATTGAATAATTAAACCTTTACCCCTTGACAATAACATATAGCTATGTTATAATTATTACTTACATTATGGCAGGAAACTAAAATGCAACATACACACAAACCAATATCGTTAGTTGAGATAAAAGCAACCAACAAAAACGGAACTCGTTTATATGAAACACCAGAGGGTAACGAGTACCCCTCAATCACTACAGTCCTCTCTATACGCAATAAGCAAGGTCTGAACGCATGGCGTAAACGTGTTGGTAATGATGTAGCAAACTACATCTCACGAACAGCTGCTGCTCGTGGTACTGCCGTTCATCACATGTGCGAAGATTACTTAAACAATCAAGACATGCAAAACCATACTAAAAACTTTTTACCACATGCACTCTTTACACAGTTGCGTGAAAATGTTTTAGATCGTATTGATAATATCTATTCTCAAGAAGCAGGACTTTATAGTGACAAGTATAGAGTTGCAGGCAGAGTTGATTGTATTGCTGAATTTGATGGTGTATTATCTATTATTGATTTTAAGACATCTACTAATCCACGCAAAGATGAATATAATGAATCATATTATATTCAAACAGCTGCATACGCAGAAATGTTTGAAGAACGCACAGGAATTGAGATAAACCAAATCTGTATTCTCGTTGTTACACAAGATGGTGAAGTTCAAGAGTTTGTAAAAGATAAAAAAGAATATCTACCTTTACTAGTTGAAACCATTGCAGAGTGGGAAGAAAAAAATATAGTTGGTATTGTTTCACCAGAACAATGTTAAAAATTAATGCTGGTGTAGCTCAGTTGGTAGAGCAGCTGCCTTGTAAGCATCAGGTCGTAGGTTCGATTCCTATCACCAGCTCCATAAACAATAATCACAAAGGACACACAATGCAAGAATCTAAATATAGACCTAAGATGTTATTGCAAACACCAAAAATATTTTCCTTAGAAATTGAAAAAGTTGCTTTGGAAAAAAAGATAACTCACATGGATGCTGTTGTTTGGTATTGTGAAAAAAATGAGTTAGAACCCGAATCTGTTGCACGATTACTTACTAAAGGACTCAAAGAAAAGATTGAGGCAAATGCAAGAGATTTAAATTTTTTAGTCGAAAAATCAGCACAACTACCAATATAAGGAGATATGGTAATGAATGGTGAAGTTAAAAATGCTTTTGGGGTCTTAGAAGGTATGAAGATAAAAAAACCTGACACACAGTCTAAAGACAGAATTAAACAATTGGAGTATGAGTGTGCAGAATTGCAAAGGGAAAATGCACAACTGACAGAACGATGTAAAAAACTTGCAAGTCGTGTTCCAGAGTGGCCTAAAGGTTATCGCCCCGGCCGCAGACCTAGTAACAATAATACTCGTCCACGCCACCAAGAGAGAACTAATAATGATCGTAGACCTAATTGATTCAATGGGCAGTGACTTAACAGTCGTTAATGCTGCCAGAGTATCGTTTTCTAAAGAGTCTAAATGGTTAGCACTAAAAACACCAGAGAATGGTCAACCAGAAGGTTTACTGAATGAAGGTGATAAGAAACTTATTAAGTATCTTGCAAAACATAATCATTGGAGTCCTTTTGGACATGCATCTATGCAGTTCAGAATTAAAGCTCCAATATTTGTTGCAAGACAATTAGTAAAACATCAAGTAGGTTTAGTGTGGAATGAAGTAAGTAGGCGTTATGTTGATTCTGAACCAGAGTTTTATGTTCCAAAAGTTTGGCGATTAAAGGCCGAGAATAAAAAACAAGGTTCGTCTGATGAAACTATTGACTATGATGTTTCTTCTACAATGAAACTTGCAGTAAATACTTACAATGACCTTTTAAAATTAGATGTGGCGCCTGAGATGGCAAGAATGATTCTACCACAAAATATGATGACTGAATGGTATTGGAGTGGTACATTGATGGCATTTGCTCGTGTATGCAATCTTAGATGTAAAGATGACACACAAGCAGAAACAAGAGAAATTTCGTGGTTGATTGATGACCTTGCAAAAAACTTGTTTCCTACATCATGGAAAGCATTAAGGTATGAATAGACACATAGTCTATGGAAACGGAGAGTCAAGAGCTCAACTAACGGGCCCTGTCAATCCTAGTGGATTTACTACTTGGGGTTGTAATGCAATTTATCGTGATTTTACTCTTGACAATTTGGTTTCAGTAGATTATAATATGCAACAGGAAGTATACGAATCAGGGTATGCTTTTAAAAATAAATGTTGGTTTACTGATTGGAGTGTTTTACCAAACTTTGATGCAAGTCTAATGAAAATGGGTTGGGCTGATAGTGATGGTACAATATTTGAAACTGCAAGACTGTCTAAAACAGATTGTGTAGTTCAAGGTAAAACAAGAGAACTAGTTGAAAGCAATATCCTAGATGCAATGTCACAGAATCCAAATTTAGTTGAAAAGGATTTAAGACAGAAGATGGAAAAGGATATTGGACTATACATCACTTGGGTTGATAAAGACGACCAAGTAATGGAGATAGATTACCCTAGAGGGTGGTCTGCTGGAAATACTGCACTATATCTTGCTTGCAAGGCTGGTGCAGAGGAAGTGTATATGTTAGGGTTTGATGGTAGTAGTTATTCTGAAAACCTAAATAACATATACAAGGGCAGTAAGAATTATCTGCCTGAGGAAAGTCGTGGACTTAACACGATTAACTGGGATAACCAATTTAAAATATTACAAAAGGAATTTCCTGATGTAAAGTTTTATAAGGTTGGAACAGATTTAACATACGATGATTTATACAAAAACATACGTTAACATAAGGAGACTTAAATGTCATTAGATCAATTAAAGAGAAGCAATTCTCTAGATAAATTACTTGGCGAAGTACAAAAGCAAAACGCACCTCAAGAAAAAAAGTCTTACAAAGACGATAGATTATGGAAACCTGAACTAGACAAGTCTGGTAATGGTTATGCAGTGATTCGTTTCTTGCCAGCTGTCGAAGGTGAAGATATGCCTTGGGCTAAAGTATACAACCATGCATTTCAAGGCCCTACTGGCCAATGGTATATTGAGAACTCTCTTACTACTATTGGACAAAAAGATCCTGTTTCAGAAATGAATAGTGCATATTGGAATACAGGTATTGAATCTGACAAAGAAATCGCTCGTAAACAGAAAAGAAAATTACAATATTTCTCTAACATATATGTTGTCAGTGACAGCAAACATCCAGAGAATGAAGGTAAAGTATTCTTGTTCCGTTACGGCAAGAAAATCTTTGATAAGATTATGGCTTCGATGCAACCAGAGTTTGAAGATGAAACACCAGTAAACCCATTTGATTTTTGGGAAGGTGCAAACTTTAAACTTAAAATTCGTAAGGTTGCTGGTTACTGGAACTATGATTCATCTGAGTTTGAAAAACCATCTGCAATTTTTGATAATGATGCTCAGATTGAAGAAGTATGGAAAACACAGTATGCTCTTGCAGAATATTCTGCACCAACTAACTTCAAGTCTTATGAAGAACTAAAGACTCGTCTTAATACTGTTCTTTCTGGTTCTGTTACTGTTGGTAATGTTGCTGAAAAGATGGAAGATGAACCTGTAGCTGATGCTACAGTTGATACAAAACCTGTCGATAATACTCCAACATCTGAAGTAGATAAAACTGATGATGATGATACTATGGACTACTTCCAAAAACTTGCTGGATAAAGGTAAAGTGTAGTAGATTAAGAGGTAGGAGAAATCCTACCTCTTTTTTTTTACATAGCGTAAGATGTTGCTCTTTGGACGATTGGGTCTGGATTACCAATATAAGACACAGTAGATGTATTGTTAGATGTGTTGGTAACACTACTATTAGCAATTGGAGTGTGAACAATGTTAATTGGCGTTGTGCCAGCAGTAGGATTACCTTTCATTATCTGAGCAGTTCTAGCAGCATTTACACTTGGAGTAGTAGCAAATTTACCGAAAGAGGTCATACCAGAAGAAATTGTTTTTTGATCTACTAAACCAAAAGTTAAACCAGATAATATTCCTGCTCCAGCTTCTCTTGCAACATCAAGACCATCTGAACCATCTTTGTTAAATTCTTTAAAGGCAGCACTTCCACCAGCAAATAGTGATGAGGCACCCATAGCAAGCAACCCAATGCCGGGAATAAATCTTGCTCCACGCAAACCCATTCTACCTAAAGATGCAAGCTTGCCAGTCTTAACTTTTTTACGTTTATCATCTACGCGAACTTCTTTTCCTGCTTTGTTGGTCGTAGTTACTCCAGCGGTTTTTATACTACTTGGCAACCGATTTGTTATTCCTTTAACTGCTTTTACGGCAAGTCCAATACTACCACCTAAAAGTTTAAATGCAAGTTTCAATCCCGAAAGAGCCATTGTGATAGGAGCTAAAATAACTGACGCTACTAGCAATCCACCTATTCCAACTATTGCTTTACCAATCCCACCAAAGTTTTCTGCAAAACCCTTAACAGTGTTTACGATGTTTGGTAAACCTTCTTTAAGAAAAGTTCTAAGTTTTTCAGTTAATTCTAAAAATTTTGGTGATGCAAAGAACTTGGCAAGTAATAACATAAACCCAGCAAATAATGTACCACTTATTATAGCCATAAGACCTTTACCGGCTGTTCCTGCAATCGCTTTTGCTCTATCTTTCAGATTCAAATTAATACCCATAATACCAGCTGAAATTTTCTGAAGCGTAGTTCCTTGTTCTTGTATTACAGCCCTACGTTCTTTTTCAATTTCTTCTTTAGCGCCGGGCCTATCAGCAGTTTTTTTTCTTAAATCAAATTCTTTATTTTTAATATCTAAGTCTAATTTATTGTATTCTTTATTCTCTCT